ATTAATAACTTATGTATTAAATATTTTATGATATAATTTGTATATGATAAAATATTTAATAGGTCTTGCTGTTTTAGTTGGTATATATTTTTATATGTATTATACGCCAAAATCTATCCAAGAACCGATGGGTAATATAGTTGAACCATTTGTAGCCAGTGATAAATTTGCTGGTGCGAAAGAAGGTTATGTTTTTAAAATGGATTCGAAAGGATTGGGGTATTATTTAGATGTCCTCGCCTAATTTACTTTCCAAAATTTTAATTCTTTCATCTTGTTTTTTTAAGATACCAATTAAAGTAACATATATTTCTTCTTTTAACAAGTCTTCTCTTTTTTGAGGAGGCAATCGACACTCGTGTAAGGCCGGGGGGCTTGTTAGTAAATTCATATTATACAGGTGTAGTTCGTTTTCATACTGTTCTTGTAATACTTCACGCGGTTGTTTTTCCCATGTTGGAACACCACCATTCATTCCACCGGAAGATCGGTGGTCTAACATATTAGTAAGAGGTTTAACCAACACTTCTAATCTTTCAATAGAAGCATCATTATTTAATTTTTTGTTAGTTTCTTCTTCTTCTTGAATTCTTTTCTCCAATTCTTCTTGTTGTTTTTTTAATTGTTCTAATTGCGTTGTTAATGCTGCCATATTTAACTATTAATAAAAAATAATATTTAACTCAATTTTAAATATTATATGAGCCCATTAATCTATTGGCTTAGGATACTATTTAGATTATAAATCATTTTAAATAGTCGCAGGTGGTGCTAACACTACCATATTCATGTTCAACACTAACCGGATTATCATTTACATCAAAACAATCTATACTAGCTATTATACCATAATCATCTCTCACAATATAAAATAATTTTGTTTCTGGATCCCAATCGCTTTTATAATTATTATGAGCGTTTAAAGACCTCATGTGGGGGTTATGTCTATCATAGTAAGAAACGGCATCTTTCTTTCTTTTAAATAATGCTTTCATATAACCTATATGTTTAAATTTACCACCTTGTTTCTTCCAGCCATCTTCACCATCGCGGTCGTCCAAAAATTGTAAAACTTCAAGTACATAAAGTCCCGTATTTGCCATTATATATTAATAAAAAAATAATATTTAACTCAATTTTAAATATTATTTGCGTGATAAATGCATTCTATATAAACTTTGCCACCATACTATACCTTTTTGATATTTTTTATAATAATTCTCATTCAAAAAAGGTAAAGAATGGTATAAATTTCTATGTCTACTAATATAGTCATCCCAATTTTCATCATTCATTGCATTATTACATTGTTTGCAAATCGGATGTAAATTATTTATTTCAGCCAAGCCACCATTGTTATGAGATATAATATGTCCTGCTTGCCAAGTATTATGAACTCCAGAACAAAAAAAAATTTCATTTTTTCTACAACAAAAACATTTTGCTTTTGCTTTATTTCCTACGTATTTAAACCACACATCCCTTTTTACCGTTCCGTTTATATTTTTCCTTTTTTGTTTTTTTTCCATTTAACTATTACTAAAAAATAATAGTTAAATCAATTTTACAATTAATTTAAGCCCACGCCGGGACTCGAACCCGGAACCCCATGATTAGAAGTCATGTACGCTATCCATTGCGCCACGCGGGCAGGTGGAGAATGAAGGAGTCGAACCCGTCTTCTCGCGAAAAGCATAATCGCGCACATTACCGAATGCTAATTCCCCTGATAATAAATTGAATTATTTTTTTTAACTTGTATAAACGCAATTAAACATATAAAATGGGAAACGTTTGTGCCTCCTCAAGAAATAAAGAGTGCCTTTATACGGCTAAAAATCCTATTGATGTCCAAAATGCTTTCTACAATTGTGTATATTATACTAAAGTTCCCAATGAGAAAAAAACTTTAAAAAAAAAGAAAAGAAGATTAATGAGAAGAGTTGCTTTCATAGAACAACGATTAAGTGATAATGATTATTAATTTTTATATTTAAGCCAACAAAGAGAATTGAACTCTTGACCTTGTGATTACAAGTCACACGCTCTACCAACTGAGCTATATCGGCAATATACTGGAAACGGTTAAATATAATTATTAATTGCTGTTCGTTTCCTAACTACTCAATGTGAGACTTGAACTCACGACCCTCGGCTCATAAGACCGATGCTCTGCCAGCTGAGCTAAATGAGTGTGTTACTAATGTATATATTATCGTTTCTTTAAATAAGTTATTATATACATTATTTTTTTTTCCGCGTGTTTTAATTTTATAAAATACCATTAATATATATATATAATGAGTGATGTAGAATACTATGAAAAAATATCTGAAGATTTATGTGGTATTTGTTATGAAAATTTTAAAAATATTAAAAATACTCAAATATATTGTTTGAAATGCCCTAATTTATTTCACACGCATTGTATGAAAAATTGGAAAGATAAAAGCGCGCATCATACAAAAAAATGCCCTTATTGTTCGAGATTAACTTTAAAATATCCCAAACCATATCGTGGATATTGTTGCTTTCCTTTTTGTTAAATCGAATCTAATTGTTCTCTTCTATGAGTTATCGGATATAATTGTTCATCTAATTTATATCTTAATACGGCAGAAATTCCTGCTGTAATAAATACAAAACAATGCCATAATGAATGATAAAAAATATACCTTTCATTATACCACTCTTTTACCGCAATGCTATACATTGCTATTGCCGTAATTCCAGAACATACAAATAAAAAAGATAGATATTTAAATCGTAATAAATAACGCCATGTTGTTCTCCATTTTATAATTAAAACAACAAAACTACATAGAGATAGATACCAAGTAATAATTAAACTTTGATTTAAATTATCCCATAAATAAACAATCAATACTATATTTTCTACACCAAAACTTGTTATATAGATTTGCGGTTCTCTTACACGACAACCATATAACACAGTTGTAAAAATCAAGCTAGAACAAGCATACCCATCAAGTAAAGCCCAATTATCATAATCATAATCTGTAGTAAAAACCGCATCTTTTGGTAAAGTATGGTGAGAATGGTATAATAATGAATAGGACACTCCATATAAAAATTTTATAAACATAAATATCGATGATGTATCTTTCCGTCTTTTCCAACTCCAAAGATACATACCTATAGGAAATAAAGCAACTCCATGCGTCGTTAGTAACCAGTATGCCATTAATTTAATAAATGTTTTCTCTTTAAAATACTTTGTTAAATATAAAAATATGATGTTTTTCTCTCCCCAATCATAAAAACTTAAAAATATAATTATATATATAATAAATGTTTTTCCCTGAAGAACTTTGGTACTGCATAAAAGATTATATGTTCCATGACATAAAAAAACACGGCAAGCATTTAAACGATGATAATAATAATATACTCGCGTTTAATTCTTGTATGAATTTACTACCAAGACCTTTCGCCCCAAAAATGGGACCTAGAATTGTTTATAGTAGCGTTAAAAAAGATTTTCGCATGGTTACTTATCTTTATTATCTTTCTCCTTTTTCTAATTCTAAATATGGTAATAAAAATAGTATAAAGTGCATTATTGTAAAATGTCCTTTAAATTATTATTATTGTGTGAATAATAATATGAATGATAATATTATTCGCAATGAATATTATTCTTACATAAATTATATAACCAAACACCAAGCTTGATGAGTTTTAATTAATTAATTAACTAATTTAAATAGTAATTTACTTTCTATTTAAATGGACAATAATAATAATAAAAGATGCAATTGTTGTCAAATATTTTTTAATGACTGCAATTTATTGTGTAGTCATATTGCAGCAAAATTAAGAGACGACCTTCTTATTGGAACAGAGCATTCGTATAAAGTCATTCCGAAATGCAATACGCCACAACAAGAATTTATTAGAGAAAATAATAAATTGCTAGAAGCCGGTCACAATACGATGACTTCTGAAGAAAAAAAAAGTATTGTTTTGGCTGATCCCAAATTTGGTATGTTTTCTTTATTCAAATATCACGTCACAAGAGGATTTAAAAATGAAATGCTTATTAAAAAAAATGCCGTTTATTGTAGTCATATATTTTCATTATTAACTTTTTTACCAGTTCTTATATTCTTCTCTCAATGGGCTATTTATATTGCCCTTGTTTCCGACGAAGCCATCATGGTTGAAAAATTAGAATTCTGCCCTAATCAAGGCAACTGGAGACAAAAATTAATTATGTTTGGTGCTTGTGCTTTGTATTTTGTAAAATCATTTTTTTTGTGGGATAATCTAACCGATAGAACTCGATTGAATAAAATGATACCTGCTACAGATACTTGGACCATGATTGATACATTTCAAGAATTTGGGTTTAATCTTTTTGTTTACGCCGCTAATATTTGGATTATTTTTAATGGCAATTCTGTTTCTGAGATGGTTATGGATTGTCTTGCTATGGAATTCCTTATGAATTTAGATAATGAGTTCGAACAACTTTATTTCGAATATTTACCCGAAGCCGCCGATGACATTTATGATAATGTTTTTATTTCTTATACTGAAAACTACAAATTATTAGAAAAAAAAGAAAATCACTGTAGCTTTTATTGCTTACATTGTGTTACATTTATTCCATTCAAATTATTATTGACATCTTTGTTATTGTTCCCGATTTTTTGCGCTTTTATGATGGTTTATGCACCATTATGCAAATAATTTATATATATATATTAAATCGTATTAGAGATAAATTCATTAATTATATTATAATGGCAAATATAGTATTTCATAATAACACGGTCGCTTTAAATGATATGTGGTACGACTCTCATGCTCAATTAGTAAGAATGGTTGCTTTCGATTTAAAGGCAACCTCGGAACAAATTGACGAACTTTTAGAAAAGTATGTTGGAAACAAACAAAAAATGAAGGCACAAAAAAATCCTTATGCTCCGAAAAAACCAAAGTCTTCCTATTTTTATTTTTGCGATGTTGTTAGACCCAATTTAATTGGAAATTTTAAAGCACAAAATCCAGGAAAATCCGTCCAAATCAAAGATATTGCAAAGGAACTTGGAAAAAGATGGAAACTATTAACAGATAAAGATAAAAATAAATACATACAAGAAGCATCCGTAGATAAAAAAAGATATGAAGAAGAAATGAATGAATTCAATGAAAAATACGGTTAATATATATAATTAAATAATTAATTATATATATATGAGTCGAAGCGACCAACAACTTAGCCAATTACAACGAACATACTTTACAATAGATGACGCTGAAGCCGCAAAAATAGCTTTACAACTCCCATCTGGCAATACTTCTTGGAGCAATATTCCACCTTCCAACGCTTCTAATAATATTACACAATTCAAAAATCCAATCAACTCCTCCGCCATTCCTACCAATAATGGCAAAGTTCATACTCATAATAGAAATATTATACAATATCAAAATCCTGTAAAAACAGACGACCCATATGATTCTAGAACACATAATGCTCTTGTAAATCTCGCCGGCGAAAGAACTAATAATACTCCTCAAGTAAATGAACTTAAAAATAGAATTATTGTTTCGCAATTAAGTATTGATTCTAAATTTAGAAAAAGTTATTTTGATACTTCTCCTTCTGATTTTACTATCCATCTTTCTACTCCTTTACAAAATGTTATTTCTATGAGATTGGCTTCTTTGGAATTACCCAATGTTTCCCACGTCGTTTCCGCAACACAAGGCATGAATTCTTTCAAAATTACTAAAAATAATACTACAGCAACTATCGAAGTCTCTTCTGGTAATTATGACGCATGGAAATTGGCAACTGAATTAAATGATATTAGTGGTGGAAAACTAGATAATCTAGGTTTTCAATGTTATATCGATGAAACTAGCTTAAGGACCACTATTAAAACTAAAGATAATACTAATTTTAATTTAGATTTCTCAAATCCTATTAATCCTAGAGCACCTCCTATGAAATCTTTGGGATGGCTTCTTGGTTTTAGAAATAAAATGTATGAAGGCGCTTCTACTTATACAAGTGAAGCAGCTATTGACTTAGCTGGTTCCAAATATTTTTTCCTTTGTGTAGAAGATTTTAATTCTTCAGTTCACGATGTTGTTACTGTTGTTTATGAAAATTCTTTCATGCAAAATAATATTTTAGCTCGTATACCAATGCGAGAAGGTAAAGGTGTTGTTCTTTTTGATGATTGTACCGATAAAATTACTAAGAAAAGACATTACTTTGGCCCCGTTGATATTAATAAACTTAGAGTTAGAATTGTTGATGAATTTGGTGATAATATAGACTTAATTGGAACCGATTATTCGTTAGCATTAGAATTCCATATTTTATATGAGAAATAATATTATATGACAGATATTTCAAATAATATTATTTATCCTTCTTTTTTTAAAATAAATTATGAAGACACAAAAAATACATTTTATTTGGAAAGCTTAACGCTTTCTAATTTAAAATTATGGAAAAAATCTATTTTAATTGACACAAGTAATAATATTACAGTCCAACATAAAGAATTCTCAAAATTGATTATTAATTTAAAAGCTTGTTTAACTGAAAAATTATTATTAGTTAATAATTCATTTACAAACAAACCTTTACTTTTAGGAAATATTTTTTTATATTATTGTCAATACCTTTCCCAACATGTATTCAACAATCCTTATACTATCGAACCTTTCATGCAAAACAAAATTTTAAAAAAATCTTTTTTTTCTTTTATTGACAATCTTATAGATTCTCTTTATAATAAAGAATATTTAGATAAATTTATTGTTAGTAATTTCAAAAACAATTCTGAAAAAATTGTTTTATGCACTTCTCATTTACAATTCAATATTTTTATACCTTCAACTACAATAAATTTCGTATCCGATAATTATACTATACCTGAAAGTAATTGGAATATTACGATTTTAATAGGAAATACAGATTAATTTTTTCTCATTGTATTTTATAAAATGACATCCGCAAATGTTCAAATGCCCGTTCTTTTTACCATTGCTGACACCGACGGCGCCACGTTATTTGGTGAAGGTGTTACAAATGATTTAATTGATAATCATCTTGAATTTTTATTAGATCGAAGTGCTGCTTTTGAAGCACCTGGTTATGATGCTTCCCTTGCAACTTCCTCCCTTGCCAACGCTTTTAGAGATACTTTTTTTGTAGGAGACCCTGCTACAACTGCCGCCCCTCAAAAATTATTTTTTGTTAATATGATTGCCGGTCAGGGAACTGCAACCGTTTCTAAAAAACAATTTACTCCTGCTGGAAGTGATGCCCGGGATGCAACCGCATCTGAAGTTGTCGATATGTTCTGTAATAAACTAGCAACCGCTATTTTAACTTTACAAGATAATAAAGGTTTGGAACACGTTCCAAGTCTAACAAAAAAAATCCCTATTGGTGGTAGGTCTAGTGTAGGACAAACAACATTTGATACGTCAGTCGCTCCTACCGAAACCGAAAAACTTGCTGTTGGTGATATTATGGCTCGTGTTGCTTCCGTCCATCTTGTAGGACATCCTTTAGCTCAAGCCATTTTTGCTAACGAAGATGAAATCCAAACTAAAATTACCACTGCCCCACCAACTAATGCCAATACTAATCCTGGTGGAGTTTTCAAATCAAACTTAGCTAAAATGTTGTCTGCTGCCTTTGGTGGATCTCAACAAGCTACCGCCGCAAAAAAATTACAAGCAGGTAATGTTTTCTCCGAACTTGTTAAATTTTCTGATGCTGGTAATAATGCTTTTACCGCAGGTTCCAACAAAACCAATTTAATTCCTGCTTTAACTACTGCCGCGCCTTTTTATTACAATATTTCTGGTGTTCTTGCCACTGATGGTGTTGAAAACGATGCTCTTTTGTCTCTTTACGAACAATTGTTAGCTAAAGTTGTTGGACGCTCTGCCGAAATGGCTGATGCTAGAGGTGCAGGTTACAATTACACTCTATCCAACCAAACTCTGACCGACGATCAAACCGGTGATTTAACTGGTGTATCTGAAAATGCTACAAAAACAATTACTTGCGAGATCCCTATAAAAGCAGGTGATAAATTAGCAGTCTTCTTAAGACCTTTGTTAAGCTTTAAATTCGATACCGCTGTTGTCACCAACGCAAACATCAGTTTTTGTGAAATTGTACAAGAAGGTCAAGACGCTGGTTCCGTTGTACAAATTTTAGCTTCTTCTGCTGCAGGCGCCGCAATACAAACGTCTGATGCCACTAGTAGTGCTGTCAGCACTGTATTCCCTGGATATGCTGATAATGTCAATGCTGATGATTACCAAGCTAGTAAATACGGATGGATGGGTTCTCCCAATACTGTAAACCATGCAAATAAAACAGCTCTTCGCACATTATCACAAACTACTACCAATACAACCGCCGTGGATGTTATGGACCAACATATTTGGAAAATTCAAGTAACTTTGTAATTTAATTATTTTTATTCATAATTATATATATCTATATTAATATGAATTCTAATTCATTCAATATGTTTGGTAAAACCCGCAAGCTTTATTCTGCATCTGATAATACTCAAAACAAAAAAAATCTTAATATTTACAACAACAGAGATAATTCTAGATTCACAACTGTTAAAAATAATTTAGTTACTCGCTCTATTAATTATGCTGAAAGATATAATATGTATAAAGGCTTCGCGCATTGTAAAAAAATAACAGCTGAAAAATCAGGAACCAATACAAACGAAAATTGTTTTAATATTTATCTAGACTCCAACGTTGACAATATGAAAAAAGTTAATTTAGAAGATTGGCATTACTCAAAAGTTGATTATGATTTTTTAACCGACAAAACCATTTTAGTAAATTCACATTTCCCTGAAATTCAAAACAATAATGTAAATTCTCCAACCATTCCTGAATTATATACTTATTTTAACAATCAAAATAGTTATAACAAAATAAAACACATTAAAAACTTTAAATACGGACATTCTATGTCTAATTTGACTTAAAATATAACTATTATAATATTAATTTAATTTATATAATGGTTAAACATGCTTTGCTTATAGGTCTTAACTATCCAAGAGATGATAAACTTCGCCTTCAGTCTTCTTATAACGATTTAAATCTTGTTGAAAAATATTTAATCACTAACGAAACTTTTGATAGTAAAAATATTACTCAACTTACTGATAAAGCTCAACCTAATCTTGATTTATCCGCATCTTTTTTTAATATAGTTAAAAAAATTAAAGAACTTATTGCAAAAACTACCGGAAACGATATTCTTTTCTTTTATTTTACAGGACACGGCACTCAAATTTTTGATAGAAACAACGATGAACTAGATAGTGCGGATGAAGCTTTTTTGCCTTCTGATTATAAAAAAAATCTTATAAATGATGATTTATTATTTTCTATGTTTCAAAATTGTAAAGCCAATACTACTGTTTTATTCGATGCTTGTCATTCCGCTTCCGCTCTAGATTTAAAATATACTTATACTCTTTCTCCTTTTATTTCTATTAATAAATTAGCTCTTGGAGATTCCAATAATGTTATTTGTTTTTCCGCTTGTAAAGATCAAGCAAAAACGTTTGCTTCCATATTGCCTTCGGGTCAAAGAAATGTAAAATGGTATAGTAATTATACTTATTATTTTATAAAACATTTAGCGAACATGAAAGATAAATTGTCAAATAAAGATTTAATTGATTCTATAAGAAACGACCAGAAAAAAACTTGTATTAATAAATCTTGTGTTTCTTTCTCTTCTAAAAAATTATTACCGTGCCTATTTTTAGAATATTATGATGAAAAAGTATATCAAATAACAAAAAATGACCTATCTACTTTTTCTGAAAAAACACAGTTATTAAAACTCAAAAAAATAAATTTAAAACAAGAAAAAGAAATCAATATGATGAAAAATATAATTGAAAGATACAAAAATGCTTTTTATTTGAAAGATACAAAAACTATTGATAATTTTAATGCTATTCTTTATTCTATTAAAAATTAAATATAAATAATATATATTTAAAATGCCTAGACGCCACTCTTCTATGGGAGTTTTTCAACCCACACATAATATGACTATAACCAATACAAGAGTTAATAAAACTGGATTGAATCAACAAAAAGCCTTGCAAAACAAATTCCAATATTTTATTGACAAATATATAACCTCTCAATATGTTGACAATTATAATATTAACGATACTACTCTTCAAGCATATGACACTCAATACGGACAATTTATTGAAAATCAATTACAAAAATTCACCGGATATAATTTATCTTCCGAAGACAATATTTGGTTCCAAAACAACGCGAAGACTTATTCGGACCTTGTTAAAAATGCTAGACAAGGTTTTATAATACAACAAGCAAACCAACAACAACACGCCGAAATAGAAACTCTTAATAATACGATAACACAATTACAACAAAATTTACTTGATGGTAACGTCCAAAAATCTTATCAAGCTCCACTTATGGCCGAAATTGATTCCGATGTATCGTTAGATATGAGATATTGGTTCTATATCAAACAATTTGGACCGCCTGATAATGGTATTTTTGATCCTGTTAAATTAGCACAATTTGTTTTCACAGATCCTAATACAGGACAAGCTATTCCAGACCAAAATAGCATTCAGTATGCTAATGGCGATACTAATCAAGGACCCGATTGGAGTAATGGCGACACTGACCCTCTACTTGTGAATGAAAATATAACCGCAAGTAATACTGATTTTGACTCCGGATTTAACGATGATGGAAACAATAATTTCTGGCAATAAGTTTATTCATTTATTTTATATTATTTAATTAAATAAATGAATTTTTCAAAACAATATCAAACCGTTCTTTTCAATAAAAGTATTTCTTTATGTAAAAATATAAAACAACAAATTGCTGAACTTGAAAAAGATATTCAAAATTTAAAAAATAATAATACTAAAACCGAAACTCCACCAGCTGGTCTTCCTAGTTATTTAGTCCCCAATAATAATCCCAATAGAAACTGGTCTACCTCTTTAAGAAATTAAACTTTGTTTTTTTTATATCTATACAATTCCAATTCTAATTCTTCAATTTTATTTTTTAATTCTTTATTTGCGTCCGTTAATTTTTCGATTTGCTTTTTTTTCTTACTTCTTATATTATACCATTTACCTTTTTTTTGTATAAATGGGCCTATTCCCCAATATGTATTTGGTGCTTTTTCTATTATATACATTAAATTCGTAAAATCTGCCTCTGATTTGAATTTAAAATTTTCGCAACCAAACGATTCTATTATTTCAGTACTTGTTAATCCACCATTCATTTCCATATAATCCGCCAAAGTCCAATAAAGCTTTTCTGGTATATTCATTATTTTATTCTATTAATTTATTTTTAAATAATTGAATTAATAATTGAATTAATATAAACATTATTATTTAATTTGATATAATGAGTTCACCCCAAAATAATAATAATTCAGATATAATTAACTCTCCTTCCGAAACTTTTGAAAATATAATTGAATTGATAAATAGTATGCATCAAGAAACTACGATAGGACAAACATTATTTGATCCTAGAAGATTGGTTTTTGGTGAGTTAGAAGATGATGACGAAGAAGTTGCCATTGAAAACACTTCTGCACCAGAACATACCATTGTGCCTTTGGAAGTTCGAGGAACTGCGGTTATGCCAACACTCAATGAAGAGGCAGCAGAATCAGAAGAAGCAGCAGAAGAAGCAGCAGAATCAGAAGAAGCAGCAGAAGAAGCAGCAGAATCAGAAGAAGATTCCGAATATTCCAACTCAGATGAAAGCATTGAACCAGAAATACACGATTGTTGCGTATGTTATAAAACTAAAACAGCACTTCGAACGTTGGTATTGCCAAATTGCGGACATATTATTTGCCAAACTTGCTTTTTCAGATGGTTGAGAACTAGTCCAACGTGTCCTATGTGTAGAGATAATTTTACAAGTTGGGACAGAGTTTCCGAAGATACTATCAAAAACGATGTTTATGAATTAACTAATTTATTCAATTCTGTATCTAGAAAACATAATTCTATCTCCCATCAAATTGAAGACCTACGCGAAACTCGTCATAATATAAGACGTAAAAACGGAAAATTAAGAGAAGAAAATTTTAATATAAAAAAAGAAAATACCGAAATTATGTCGACCATTGTTCGTAGAAGAGAATATTCTGATTATATTCGTGGTTACAATGGAGCTATTATGATGGGTTCATTGAAAAATCACGAACCTCTTAAAACTAAACATTATCTCGACGGCTTTACGAGAGGACTTTGCGAAAGAGACAACTTTTTAAAAACTCTTGATATTGACAAAAAAGATATATGTAAAGTTCAACCACAATTATTAAAAATTATTGAAGATTGGAATGCAGAAAAAAAGTTTCCACGACGACAAATTGTTATTAGAAGAAAACCCGGCGAAAATTTAAATTTAGATTTGCTATTTGAAAATCAAGATACTACTTATTAAATCGTTCCTTAATTAACTTCATTTTTTTTATAATCTATTTCTACATATTCTTTTTCTACATTATTTTGCTTTGGCGGTATATAAGTATAATTTGTTATTTTACCATCTGCTTTTATTTCAACCCAATAATATTCATTATATCTATGTATGTTTTGACACACACACCACGCATGTATTACGCCTATATCCGATTTCGACCTCCAATGACCTTGAAGATACGAATTAGTAATTTTATCACACCAAGCTATTCGACATTCCATTTAAATATAAACATGATTTATATTTAAATTATTTGTTTATTGTTCGTTTATTGTTCGGTGTTTGTTCGTTTGTTTGTTCGTTTGGTTTCCGCTTCTTGGGCGTATGCTCTCTTTTTCTCATATCTTTTCTTCATATATGCTTGATATTTCAAAAATCTTTTCCCTTTTCGTGTTTGAAAAAAATCCTCCATAGAATTTTTTACTACAACACCCACTTCATTATATCTGTATGTCAATTCCGATAAATACACTTTCTTTTCTCTTCCATTTTCTTTAATCATTTTATATCCCGAATTTCCAGCGTCATCCGACTCTGGTTCATACCGCGGAACATCTATATGACTTTTATCTCTGAAATGCATCCGAATTACTCCAAATTTTATTTTTGAGAAAGGATGTTTATAATATTTATAATTCGAACCATCTTCATCGTGCAATACCCAATCTTGAAGGTCCGCTTTTACCCGCGCCTTTTTCGCTTCGCTATATGGATCCGCATTTTTTGGGACACATCTTGGCAAATATGGCGCAATACTTTTTACATATTCCACAAATTCCGGATCTTCCATTCTTTTATCATATACTTCTGACATTTATATTTATTATTGGTTTCTTTTTATATCCATTTTAATTATTTTTTTATTCATCAATTTCCCGTCGAACCTAGCCCGCCTTCACCCCTTTCCGTACAATCCAATTTATCCACAATATATACTTTAAATGGTTTTCTATCTGGCATTACTATTTGCCAATATCTCTTTTTTTCTTGTAGCATATCATCTCCTCTCCCATAATATTCATTAAAATCCATCGCAGCATGTAAATCACCCCGATATGACGAATCTATTATTCCAACATTATTCGCCAATCTCCATCCTGTCTTATATATACTTGAACGAACACATAAATCATACGCTCTACATAAATCTTGTGATATTAAAGATAAATCACTTGGATTAAAATTAGTTACTTCATATGCCGCCGCTTTCACTCCTAAATTTACCAATCGCGTAAACCCCTTTTGCGTTACTCCCCGCGTCGTCCGTATATCTTCCGGACATATCAAATCAAACCCCGAATCCCCTAGCGAACCTTTCGCTATTACATTCTGATTATGTTTTGATGTTGCTTCCGCATAATAATCCATTAGTTTCTCATTTGAAACTTGTAATGCCAATACTCGTTCTGTCATTTCATAATTATATTAAGTTATTTTTAAATTAATTAATTAAATATAATTGTTTTAGTACATTTAATTATATGATTTGCACTATTTGTTATTCTGATTTTAAAAAAAAAACACAATTAATGCGATGCAAACATTTTTTTTGTTTAGATTGTATTCAAACTTGGCATTCATGTAAAAATAATTTGGGACAAAGACCTTCCTGCCCCATTTGTAGAACTAAATTCTACGATTCTGATTTTATTTTTACTTATAAAAATATAAATAAACCCCCCTTAAATACCTCCAACAAATCTTTAAACGATTATGCGGTTTATCTTAATACTAGAAACAGAACTCATAAAAAAAGATGGTGCCACCTTTATCGTTATGTTTGTAATCTTATACACGAAGTTAATAATATTCCTCCCTGCCCTCACTCCGCTTATTACGACCAACCTCATCTACTTAAAATTATTAAATTTCTTAAGTGCATCGACCATAATCCATGGTTTTTAAAAAAATATTCTTGGGGTAGAACCGACCATCAAGAAACTATGCGAAAAAATTTCGTTAATATTTTAAAAGATAAATTATATATCTGGAGAGAAAAAGGTTTCCTATTTGCAAATACTTTCATTTTTAAATTCAGACCTCATTTTTTACATTAAAAAAGGATAATTCGTTCGCACTTTTCGCAATGCTTCCTTCGCTTCAATTACTATTTTATTGTATTTCCTCTGTTCTTCTCTTATTATTAATAGTTCATCTATCTTCTCTTTTATAAAATACATATCTAGATTCTGAAATAATGCCGGATTTTTATTTAATGAATTTCTTACATCTTCCTCCGTATAATTTTTCTTCAATAATAAATCCTCCAATATTTCCGTTATTTCTTTCTCTTCTGATATTCTCTTTTTATTCAACCCTTGTATTTCTTTCGAATCATTCATTATCTCCTCGATATTATTGCGACCCGCCTTTATTTTCTCCATTTTTATTTTTTCCGATTCTTCCTTCATTTTTTTATCTCGCAATTCTTTCGCGTTGCTCGATAATTTACCATGTTTCTTTAAATTACTTTTCATTTTCTCATACTTCGATAAAGAATTTGACATATATTATTTATAAATATATTATTAATTTATTTATAAACTAAATTATACTACTTCTTGCCATTCATCTCCCCATATTATTTCTATATCTTCCTCATCAAATTCTTCTACTGGTATTTTATCATATTTATTCGGTGCCATTTTTTCTAAGTTCGTATCGTTCATTGACGATAAACAATCGTCTGTTACACTTTTTATATTTTTTATACTATTTTCTATTACTTTTTCACATAGGTTTCCTACATTTTCTAATATAAATATTATGCTATTACACACTATCATTAATATATTTGTATATAATTATTTAATATATTAATCTCCTTTATCCCAACCCTTATATTGAATATTTGTGTTTATTTTCAAATTTATATTTCGCCGATCACATAACCTTTTCACCCTTATTCTTTTCAATAATGGCGACTTAGATGGTTTTATTATCTTATCTTTTATTTTTTTTAAATATCTTATTGCTTTTATCCCCGAACCTAATGCTTTCTTATTATCTTTCATAATAAATAATAAGAAAATATAATTAACGCCATACTTTTCTATCATAACTTAATATCGATTCTCCCCCTTTTTCCCATACTACTACTAAACTCATACCAAACCATTTAAATACTTTACACATATGAAGTTTCGTTATATAATACCCTTGACTTTCCATATATTCCATCCTTTTTGCGGTCAAATTATTTATTCCCAACAAATATGATATTATCATTGGCTTTAAAGACACACTCTTTTCCAATACTTTGTCTATCATACTATAAGGTGGATTACTCGCTATTACATCTACTTCTTCATTAAAATCAAAAAAATCTTTATTTTCAAGTATTTCACTCCATTTTTTATTTTCATTCGCACAAGGATATTGATTATAATACGAACCACTGTTTTTAAACGGGTCATACCATATTAAATTTCTATATGCTTCATCTATCATATCAATATGAGTCTTTGATAATTCTTCCGGTGTTATAAATACATCCTTCGGTTTATCTCTATGTTTTATTTTATGAGCGACATTACTTTTCATCCTATTATATTATATTAATTATTCTTTTTATATAATTTAATTAATTATTTTATCCTTTTCTCATATATTCAAATAAAAAAAGCTGTCTCCTCTCTTCCTTATTTTTTTTTTATTTTAAGGTGTTTAATGGTATGAGCCAAATTTTTTGATTGGACCCGTTTTTTTGTCGCCTTTCCTAGGGATGTAGCCGTAGTCTCTTAGTAATACTTCTGGCATTTTTGTTAAATCTACTACAAAATTTGGAGTATCTTTATTAAATGCTATTGCCGGTAATACTATTCCCATAGTCTTCAATTTTTCTTGATAGGCTGGCGTATGCTGATCTACTTTACCTGTTTTTATTAACCGCATCATCATCTTCCCATTTACCTTGTAGTCTTCGCTAGTTCTTGGTATGAAATGATTATAGGCGCGTTGATGGCAATATTGGTATAGTTTCTTGCCGCTAGGCCATTCAAATCCGCCCATATTGTAGCACATTGATAGTAAATTACTTTCATGATAGGTTAGACCTAGGAATTCTACTGGTTGATAAGTAGTCACTTTCGTAATCTTAGTGTAGTTAAATGCTTCTACGGGACTTACGTATAGGGATAGGGAGGGCGAATGCGCTATTTCATGTGGCGTCGATTCTTGCCATAGTATTAGGTGAGGCTGTTTAGAGCAGTCTATATTTACCATTGACCTACGACCTTCGTAGTGTTGATTCATAAATAACGGATCTATTTTCGTAAATTCTGAGCCATAAGTTTCATGATATGCTTTTAAGGGTCTCATATCTGCTTTATCCATATTCCAGAATACAAATCTTCTATACCCTGTTAGTCCTATCAATGATGCTATATCTCCTGGAATTAGCTGTATCTTACCATTAACTTCGCGAAATAATTCGTGCGCTTCTATATGGAGAGTTGATGCGTCGTTTTTGAATTTACGACAAATCCTTAAACGATTTGGCAAATACCTCAAATCCTTACCATACAATTCTTCCAGCGTCTTCCTTAATACTTCATTTGTCTGTATTAAGGTATGTAATGGTGTATTATACTGGTGTAGCATTCCTTGTGCGTCATCGCCCGCTTTTCTTTTCGCGTATTTAGCTGGATTCAATTTCTCTAGCATACTAGGTTCTGCTACTTGATGCTCTTCTGTAAATATTGAATTCGCTGTATTATAAAACTTCGTCTCATTTAAGGCTTTCAACATTTCCCCCCTATTTACTGGTAATGGTATTACCGCTACTCCGTAGCAATCCAATATTTGCTTTGCGTGTTCCGGTTTTGTAACGGTTACTAATTTCGCCGGTAATTCTTTCGGTTCAAATCTCGCCTTATTTGCCTTGTAATAATCCGCATCCATCTTGCTTAGTAGTTGATTAGTTTGTTTTAGATGCTCTGTCGCTGCTGTAGCGAGCAGATTTAAATTTTCTTGGCTTTTTGATAGAGATGTCATAGTTGTGAGTTAAAAGCCTACAAGATGTTAAAAAAACATCAATTTTTTAATTTATCTTTCTTGTTGATTTGTTCTTTTTGTTCTTTCACTCTTCTACCATATGTTCTTTGAATAAACCCGTTATTCTCTCACCATCTGATACACTTGCATGCACCACCATTGATGCTGATCTTTCTTTATTTGTAATTATGTATAATTTTTTCACATGTCTAGAACATCCCACATATAATAGCCTTCTCCCACTACATCTGCTTTTCCATCCACTGTAATGACCCCACATTGAATGATTAGGATTTACACACAATATTACGTTATTTACCGTCGCACCTTGTGCTTTATGTATTGTCCTGGCATAACCTAAATACCAATCCTGGTATAATTCTTTCACTTTTATTTCTATAGGTTTTTCCTCCGAATCTAGTTTTATTTTTACAGTCCACTTTGCCGGATTTTCTGTTACCATACCATCCACGTCGATTATCTTTCCATTACTACCTTTTAATATGTCAAAGTTTCCATGAGCTTTTGTATAATCATTATCATTATATACTACTCTATCGCCCACTCTGAATAACGAGTATTTCCTATTTAAATATATTTTCTTCCCATATTGATTACAAATTGATTGACATATTCCATTCAGCATCTTAACACCTAGATGATAATCCTTTTTAACAAATCCATCGTCATCATACATGTCATCGCCATTTTGCGGAGACAGGCAAAGAGTATTTTCTGGATGATTTATGTAATCTAATGGTTTTTTTTTTAATATTTCCCTTATAATTTCTACTTGTGAATTTTCTTGTGTATCGTTATACTTCTTATCCTCATAATACTTCTTATTCTTATAATACTTACCAGTTTCCTTCTCCTTTATTAATTTCAGGTGCTTTCTACCTACCCATTCGAGTATACGGACGTCTTTTATTTTCATTTTTTCCTTGCTTAATTTATCAATAACAAAACGATCCCCTATGCTTTTAATTGTTTTAGTGGAAACTCTTCCTTCATTTCTTATATCATCCAATAAAAGCTTTGTCCCAATCGCACCTGTCGCTTGACGAAATATTTTTGTTAATTCGAGATTTAGAACCTTTCCACTTTTTAATATATCCGAAAATATATTTCCCATGTTTATCGAAGGTAATTGGTCTTTATCCCCTATAAGCACAAATTTTACATCCTCTGGATAGTGGGATAATTTCCATAAGGTTGAATGTAATTGGAACATATCCGCCATCGACGATTCATCCAATATAAGAACCAATTTAGGCGCATCCCACGATTTCCCTTGCTCTTCTATCAACCTTTCTATTTGGTTTTGTCTTGAAACGCTATTAAATAACTTATCAGTCACTCGCACCATCTTCATCCACGTTCCTATTTCTGCAAGACCGCCACTTCCCTTCAAATTCCTTGCTGCTTGTCCCGATATTGCCGTACATATTACACGAACACCAGGGAGCTCAAATTGTTTTACACATTCTTTTATTACTTCCGATTTACCCGCACCCGGTGGTCCATACAAAGTACATAAATTTTCTTCTACTATATTTTTTACAGCTCTTATTTGCTCTTCACTCATTCTCTCTCTATTAATCTTACTCATTTTTGATATATCAAATTTTAGCCCCATATTATCCCTATTTTTTAATCCATTTATAAACTTTTCTGTTCTTTCTTCCATATATTTTAGAGTTTTCAATGTTATATATTCTTCTCCGGTTTTAGTGTTTTTTACTTTGACCGTATTTTTTTCGATTTCTTCTCGCCAATCATATGTGTCTTCTTCTTTCTTTCTTTTCTTCTTTCTTTCTTCTTCTAGTATTTTTTTAATTTCTTTATCAAAATCCGTCTTCAAAACATATGTAGATTTTTTCCCACCCTCGTATATTACTTTACACGCTATTGCTTGTAACTTATCTTTAAAGTTTATATTAAGACCGTTTTTCTCTTCTATTTTCTCTGCCATCTTGTATGATATTATTGGCGTACTACTTTCTTGTATTTCAACTAATTTATATGGGTTTGATTTTACTAGAGTAGAGCCACTACCTCGTAAAGCCGGTAATAAATTTATCAAGCTTTCGTTGCAATTGAACGATTTGATTATGTTATATAATTTACGCTCTATATTGACGACATTATAACAATACGGTTTCACTCTCATTGATTCTAGAACCCTTATATTCAACGGTAACGTCCTGCCATTATGCTTTCCTTTTTTTTCATAGAACTGAACTATTCGTTCCATTATTTCTTCTTCTTTCTTCTTCTTCGTATTCTTTCTTCTTACTTCTTCTTCTTTTTCTTCTTTATACTTTTCTATCACTCCATTAGTTTTAGTTTTTTTTGGTGATTTATTTCCAAACAACATCGTCTTCACGTTTAGTTGTTTTCCTGTTTTCTTTCTTGTTTGTTTTGACGTCATTTGTATTTATAATTGTATAATATGTTTATATCTAATCAATTTATCAAATAAATTGAATTAAAATATTTATTTATATAATTTATCATTCCAAACCCTGCCATAATGAAAGCACCTTCATACGACATTTTACTCAATATTCTTAACGACCGCGGACTCCCCGCCACAGTCGCACATCAAATTTTGTTAATGGTTTATCACCAAGAACATCGCGAAGCATTAACTACAAATATGCAATACGAGATTGTTGATGCAGCCTTTTCTAGAACTTCCAACGTTCCGATTGATATCGGTGGGAACGAGTCTGAGAATTTAGAAACGGATAACGCTGTCGTTTATTCGTCCTACGTCGGATGTGTAGCCGACCCCAAAAAAGCTACAAACCATTTTTATAATTGCGATTGTTGTGAAAAACATCAATACAACAAGGCAGTCATCGCTATTGGCGGACTATTTATCGTTACTAAACCTTGCGTATTTACCGCTTTCCGTTATACTGGACGTGTTCCGCCAGAACAATGGTATACCAATGCATATGGTGACGATGGCGTTCGATGTCATTGCAATTGCCGCCATACTGGTAGAGAAGCCGCTAGAATCTGGTTGAAACAAACAACTGGTTTCGGGCAACGATATATGCTTAACCCCACCATCGCCCCCAACCCAATTTATCGTAACGCGCTAGGCATCACTTCAAATATAATGGGTTTTCAACAACCACCGCACGGTCTCGACGACGACCCCGACCCCGATGACCTCGAATAATGAACCCCATTCAGTTGCTATTTAAATCTATATCATAAAATTGTTCGAGGCCTCCCCTCCCCCTCAATACGGCATATAAAAATTCACACTTATTACATAAACTTTCATGATCTTTTGTTATATCATAACGTATCATTGAACTTTTTTGACACCAATCACATAACCCCGATTCCCTCATATCCTCCCCTTCTTCAAATATTCCTTCGTCTAACAGAACCCTTTTTTCATGAATAGCATCGTCTTTAAAACAACATATTCCCATTTATTAATACTTATTATTTTTTATTTATATATTTTATATGATCGCCAGTTATATTGATTTCCTAACTACTTTTAATGTCATTGGTCTCGCAATTGGTTTTATTATAGGCGCTAATCTCCAAGATATCGCAAACGCAATCATCTCCGACCTTATTATGCCTTTTATAAACCCAATTTTAGAAAAAATGTCAGGTGATAAAGGATTTATATATGAAATGCCAGGTGGCATTAAATTCAATTTAGATAAACTTGTAGAAGCTTCTATAAAATTTATAGCTTTATCTATCGTAATTTTTGCTCTTATGACTTACGGTGTTAATATTAAAAAACCTACTAAATGGGTAGAAGTCCGCAATTTCGACAAATTAGTTAGTGCTTTGAAAAAAGTTAAATAAGTTATATTTATATTTAGTTAAATCTAAGTATAAATCATATGAACGATTACAACCCTATGAATCCCGAACAGGATATTAACCGCAAATACCAATGGTGCATACATACCGCTTCCAGGTCTTCTTCTAATTATAAATCTCTTACCGAAAGTAATTGGAGTCTCGCTGGATTTATCCCTTGTGAAAACAATTCACACCGTTTATGTTATTCCCCTTCTAAATATCTATTTTATTGGAGAAAACCTATTATTAACTCTCTTAATTTTACTCCTCAGAAACCCCGCAACCATTACAGAGCCTCGCCCCCGTTCAAATCCTCTTTCCCCCCTTTTAAACAATCCGCCAATAGTTTCCAATCTCACCTCAATATTTTCAATCCAATTTCATCTCCAAAAAGCAACTCAAGCACACCCGCTTTAGAAGTCGAAGAGAATATTGTCGTTGAAGAAGATTGTAACGACTTCAGCAACCATTGTGATGATATACAATCTTTAGACGTCGAAGCTTCCTCACCCCTTTGCTCCATCAATATAACTCATCCAATCAACCTCGAAAACTTAACCCATCCTCCAAATATTAATAATCCAACTTCCCTCTCTTTCTTCGATACTTTTAATCAAAATCGCGATGATTTCTTTTCACAATCTTTCTTACATCAAAAAAAATGGAGATAATTTTTCTCTTTTTATATAAATGCTTCCCGATTTACAATCAATCAACCTCTTTAATATTCCTTTACAACGCAAACAACAAATGTTTAAAGAATTCTTTATACTATTTGTTATTCTTTTTGGAATAGATTTCTTCTTTATTAAATATTTTCTTGGACCTATTTTTGCCGATAATATTAAAAATATTCAAGGCTCTCCTATGAGCGTTAGATATTTACCCGCTGCTTGGGCTTGGTTAGCTACTGTTTCAACTCTTTATTTCTTTATCATTTTAGATAATAAATCACCCGCTCAAGCCGCTTTACTTGGTTTCCTTGTTTACAGCGTTTTTGATGGCACCAATGCTGCTATTTTAAAAAAATACAGTCTTAAAGCTTTTACCATTGATATTCTTTGGGGAACTACCCTTTTCTTCCTTACTACACTCATTTTCAATTATATTAAACCTTCCATTCAATAATTAATAATTATTTATATTATACTATATGAATAATTATTCTCGCACTAGAGATTTACATATGATATTATTGCTTTCGCCTATCAATAATTTCATTCTTAATATCAAAAAAACTAAATTCGTCGCCTATGCCATTTTACATCTCATAAGTTTCTTTTTTTATACTATCGTTGTATTGGGTATTCTATCTTTTTATCACTGCGCCTATGCGATTCGCGACAAATATCACCATTTCTCCCTCCAAAATAAATTCAACGGAACACATACGATTTATTCATTCCCCGTTTATTCCGATAAAATTATCGTTCTTAATCCCAATAATACCTTACAAATCGGAACTCCTTCCAATTAATTTTTTACTCTCCCCATCTCCCCATGCATTGTGTCATGTGCCTATTCCCTTTCATTATATACCACTTCTTCCTATTCATATCCCACCTCCCCCCCAACTTCTTCACATCTTCCTTCTCTCCATATGGCACTTTCAAATATATTCTTTTATTCTTTTCACTATCTTCTTTCTTTTTCCAATCTACTCCTATTGCCTCGTTCGCCAATCTATCCGCATTATCATTCCCTATACTATGAACGTCTTTTAAACCCGTATGGGCTTTTATATGAATAAATAACAAGTTTTTATCCCAATAATCTTTACAAAACATATACGCAACCTCTACCAACTCTTTATTCGGTAATGGCGCCCGCGGCTTATTTGGATGCCTCCACCCTTTATCATAACATTTCTTACCATATGTCGTACAACATCTTATCGCATATTTCGAATCACTATATATTTTTACTGTCCTACCTTCTTCTATTTCTTCCTTTAATATCGTCAATGCTCTTATTATCGCCAACAACTCCGCCACATTATTCGTCTGCGGACCCGAATATCTCTCACTTACATTCCTATCATCATTCTTTCCAAAATATACTCCATATCCCGCCCTAGCATCCGATTTCCCATTGTTTACACAAGCTCCATCCGTATATACCACTATCTCCTCTTTTTCCACTATTTTCTTTTTAATTTTTACTCCCGACTTCTTTTTCCTTACAAATTTATCCATTAATATTACTATTCGTTTTAATTTTAATTCCATTTTATATAAATTCTTTTATATATTCTATCATTTCATCTGGCAACTTTCCCGCATTTTTCCTTATTATTATATCCACATACAACTTTTCCATCAATTCCAGTTTCTCATCTATATGTTTCGACAGTTCTTCCCCTATCTCCAAGATATTATTCATCGGACCCCAATTTTGCGAACATAATAACGACATACAACAAGGACACGCCGCACCATTTTTATGCCTCCAATTTTTTATCGATTGATTTGTTATATTAAAAAAATACTGATACATATTATTCCACTTCTTTAAATCTATACTCAATTCACACTTCGGCGGACTAAATGGATACTCCCACCCTAACTCCAATTTAAAAAATATTACTCGCTTTAATCGCCTCTTATAAACACTCACCAATACTTCCCTCTTTTCTACTTCATATACTATATATATATGACTTTCCGCACTTATTTTTTTATTCCAGCTTTTTTGTTCGTTATTCATTCTTCTCGCAAGCGACATAATATATTAACTAATATCTATTGTTATTATATTATTTTTGTTATTATTTTATTCCCCAAAAATGACCCCTATTTGACGCAAATTTTAAAGTCTTATTCGATTTCTTCGTATTCAAATATTCCATCTCTACATTCAAATACAAATGTTTTATATTTACTTCAAATATCTCCGATATTAATAATAAAAATGAATCACAGCTAGAACATAAATGACCACCATTTATCCCCCCTTTATCATAATTTTTTATCGCCTCATAATGCTCTCCCTTCTCCACATCCGATATTCTATTACCATTCCACGTCACATTCTCTATCTTTACATTTCTTGTCTTTAATATATCTATTAACTGATGCTTGTTTAACATTCCGTTACACCCTATCTTTATGTAATCGCCATGTTCCAAAGCTTTTATTATCCCATCCCAAAAGCACGTCATGCTCTTGTAATTTCTCCTAATATTCTTTTTTTTACAAATAAAAAAATTTACTTATTTATAAATTCGGTATATATATTATATGAAAATGACGTATCGTCTTTATCGAACGCAACCATTGTTTATTCTCCCATATTTCTAATATTCTCACTCTCTTATATTTATTTTCTCCTTTTATTTGTTTTTTTATTCTCTCTTCATCCCACCAATCTTTGTATTTCGGATTTATCCAAAAACAATCATGTTTTAACCCTTTTTCCGCCACATTCAAAAATTTATACGAAAAACCACACTTTCTTAATACATATTGGTCACACTTTCCAAACAAATTCCTCTCCAATATCCCATTTATCGACCCATATAATTCATCTCCCAATTTCTTATGGACTTTATAACCATTCGTTACATCCAATTCCCTTTTTATCTTTAGTTTATCCATTCCTAGCATTTTATATTATAAATTTAATATTTTTTTTTTCAATTTATACCAAATTCAAATCCGCTATTATCGGCTGCACCATCTTCCTTTCCGAACCTTCGCTTAACTCTATTTCATCCAAACTCACTCCTTCTAACATCCCCGAATGTGCCGTCGCGTCACGACGACCCCTCTCTCCATTCTCTTCTACCCAAGCATCCCGTTTCCTATGATCTTTATCTATCACATTAAACGATTGTAGCTCCGTCATATAAGCACTCAATGCCATATTATTTGCTCTCGAATCACGCGATATGTATACCGCGTTATATAATTTCATCAATATCAATATCACAAAACTCGCATAAGCCGTTACTGTCGGCGAACCCGCGCTATGCATATATATCGAAATCGTCGATACTATCAAATTCAATATATACATCCCCGCCGTCACCTGCGCACTATAATAATACTGATTGTTGATTTTATGTAAGCTCCTCTCTATATCTGGCTCGCTCTTTAATACCAACGGCAAATTATTATCGCCAAAATTATCATCTATATCTAAATACTCTACACACCAGTTCTCCCGCTTCAATTCTATCAAGTAACACGTCGCAAAACTCGCCGTCGATATAAAATTTACCACTAAAGCCCCTCTATGCAAAGCATCTTCCTTTTCCAAATTGTCCGTTATACTACATACTCCTTCCCCACATAACTGTGGCACAAATAACACCAACATCGACCCCATCGCCACCTTGTAACTTTGTAACAAAAATATAAATAATATTTTCATACGCTCTTTCGTGTCACCATCTACCGCCATTATACCTTTCTATTAGATTTTTTTTAATCTATTTTCTCCGTATAATCGCATACCAAAAATAAAAATTTCCTCGTTTTTGATGTCTTATTTTCCCCTCCACTGTGATAAGTCATATCTCGATGTATCGTTATATCTCCCTCCTCCAACTCACACTGTGTCCTCGCTTTCTCAAAATCCCCCCGCTTCTCTTTATCCATTTCCTTTATATACCCTATATTCCCCTCTTTCCCTCCCCCTTCACTCTCTTGATTCACCCTATACTTTCCCACTTTTTCTTCATTATAAAATATTGTTGGACCCATCAAAATATCCGTCTTTTCCAACGGTATCGTTATAAATATCCTATTCATCCCTTCCGGCGAATCTTGATGCACTTCTTGTTCTGGACTATCTTTATATATTTCCATATATGTCATCCCTATCACTCTCCAATAATTTATTCTTATCAAATAAAATATTTTACTCAAATCCTCCTCTATTTTCGATATTATCTCCCCATATACCTCTTCCAATACTAACTCCTTCTTCGCGATATAATCTTTCGGTGCGTCCGTCTTTAATGTATGTTCCATTATTAACATTGAATACATGTTATACGCCTTCCGTTTTATATTTGTTATATATGGATTATTTCCATCTACAAATTCCTGCTTTTTCAACTGTTCTTTTATTTTCTTATTTATTAACTCTACTTTCCCCTTTCCTAATATACTCCTTACTATACAAAATTTCTTCCTATCAAACTCTTCTTTATAATTTATCCGCTTCGATCTTTGCATTATATATTATTTATTATTTTTATTTTATATCTATTTAAACACAAGACACATTAAAATGTATAATGTCTTCTATCACCTCAAACGACCAAACCCCCCGATTTGTTTACTGGAAATTCGCCGCCAGATCACAAGAATCTATGCTCATGTTAGACGCCGCCAAGATTGAATATCTATGGGACGACGAACCCGCTAATTTATGGAGTTCCGAAACCAAATCTCCAAAAGAAAATATGCCTTTCGGACAACTCCCCGTCCTTATGCATAACGGAATGGTCGTCGCACAATCCGGAACCATGGCTAGATACTGTTCCGCTCTTTCTAGTTTGCTTCCCGATAAAATTGAAGAACAAATTCTTTCTGATATGCTCCACGAACATTCTAATGATATTTTCTCTTGCCTAGCCAAAGCCAAATATTCTGGCGATGATTTCGCTCAAAAAGTCGCATGGGAAAGAGTTAAAGCCAAAGATTTACCTGAAAAACTCAAGTGGCTCGTTAAACTTTTAGGCGATAATACTTTCTTTGCTGGCGACGAACTTCAAGCAGGCGATATTTCCGTCTTCTCCGTTCTTAACATTGCTTTTAAAGCCGGTCTCGACAATTGCCTCGATAATTTCCCCACTCTTCTTTCACATTATAATACTGTAAGCCAAATTGGCAATATTCCAAAATATATTGAAGCCAATTACCCACCTTATATTGTTGTGCCGAAATAATAATATTATATAGTCTTTTTTATATATAACATTATGCCTAGACAATCACGCAATAAATCCCAACATAATAGAAGAGGTAAACGCAATCCCCGAACATCTTTAAAAGCCAAATTACGTGCTAGATCAAAAGGTGAAAACAGCCGAGCCAATTATAAATTCAAAAAAACTGAAAAACAAGAAAAACTTCAAAGATTGCTTCGTGATTACTTTAACCGTAAGCAAGATGCTACTAATACCGTTAGTATTGGTAAAGCAAAAGCATTGTATAAGAAATCTCTATCTTCTTTTAGTAAAGGTAAATATGGACAAGGTGTATACATGCTCCTCCTCGCTTCTGCTATTATTGCTACTTATGTTCCTAATGCTGTCCCCGGAACTACTGGTTTCAATGGTAAATCTGTAGATGATATTAAAGGTTATTTGGAATATAATTATGATGTCGCTACTAATGTTGGTGATTATGAATGGAAAAATGATGGAGAAGTTCAACAAGCTATTAAAGAAATAGCTGAAGACGATGAAAAGGTT